TCGAGGTTCTCGTCGTCGGCGATGACGACAGCGGAGGCGTTGAGGCCGCGTGCGTTCAGTGTCGCGCAGGTGCGCGCCAACTGACGGAGGCAGACGCGGGTCATGTCGAGCCGGCCGTGGGCTGGGATGAGGAACCAGAGGCTCTTCACGCGGCGACCGCCGCGAGCTGCTTGTGCGTCTCGTACGCGAGCGCGACAAGGTTCAACGGGTAGCGCTGGGCGAGCGGGTGCCACGGCGCGACCTCGTCGCCATAGCCGAACTGGCCCGCGACAAGCTCGTAGGGGGTCATGTTCTCGCTGGTCTTGAAGTCGACGCGCGTCAGCGGGTGCGGGTCGTGGAAGACCCAGTCGGCGTCCCAGAGGCGCGCGGTGCGGTAGATGCTCCCCTCGAGGCCGCGCTCCTTGTGCGCTTGGGCGGGCCTTCCTGCGACGCGGTCGAGCGCCCAGCGGGGAATGAACCAGGGCGAGACGCCTTGCGGGCCGCGCACGCCGAGCGTGCGCATCCGCTCGCCCTCGAGGTCGACGACCGCGATCTCATGCCCTGCGACGACGGGAGCGCCCGGCCCGGTCTCGGTGAGCGGCGCGAACGCGGCCTCGTGGATCCAGTCGTCGGAGCCGACGAACGCGACATAGTCCGCGCCGCGCTCGTACGCGTGCGCGAAGCCGTCGTTCACCTTCTGTCCGAGCGCGACGTAGTCGAGGCCCTGATAGTCGACGGTGTCGAAGCCGAACTGTTCGCCGATCATCGTGTTCTCGTCTTCTGCGACCACTACGACGTTGGCTGTGATCCCGCGGACGGCGAGCCGCCGTACGAGGTGCTGCTTCTGAGCGAGGCAGAGCCGCGTAACGGCCGCCCGCCGCCGCGCGGGAATCACGAGCCAGACGTTCACGTCAGCTACGAGACCGTGACCGACGCCATCGCGAGGCAGTCCTCACGGACGACCTTCGCGCCGTACAGGTGCAGACCCTTGATCAGGTCGCCGAAGCGCAGCTCGCGGCGCTGCGCCTCCGTCGAGGCGATCTGCTCCGCGTACGTGGTCGCCATCGGGTGCCCTGCGAGCACCGACCACGTCGCCGTGGTCTCGAGCGGGACGGTGTTCGACTCGAAGATGTCGAACCCGGCCGCGCGGCCGACGAGGCCGTTGCGGAGAGCCTGCGTGGTCCCCGACGCGGAGGCGTCGATGAACCGGCTGTCCTTCAGGAGGTACGCGTACAGCTCCGGCGGGACGATGCACCAGCGGCCGTCGGCCGGCACGTTGCTCTTCGTGAGCTTCGTGCGGAGGTCGACGAGCAGGGCGTACGCCGTGTCGGCGCTGTTCACGGTCTTCGCTCCGAGGTCGTTCGAGTCGCCGTCGACGGCGGTGACCATCGCCGCGGACAGGTAGGCGTCCGCGGTCGAGGCGAGCTTGTACGCCGCCGCGCGGGTCATCGACTCGACCCACCCGCCGAGCGCCTGCCGCTTGTTGACGTCGTCGACGTCGAAGGCGAAGTACTTCGCCTGGTCGACCACCAGCGCGCGGGTGGCGTCGGTGATCGAGTCGACCGTGATGTCCGACTCGGCCGTGTACGAGCGCACGGACGGGTCGGTGAACGACGTGATGTGGACGGTGTCGCCGGCCTCGGCGATCTCGCCCTCGTAGTCGCGGTTGACGACACCGGGGCCGCCGTACCTGAGCACGGCCCGGAGCGTCTCGAGGATCTGGGCTGACCAGATCTCCGGGATGAAGTTGGAGACAGCCATCGTTTCTCTTGCTCCTTGGGGTTACGCCGCCCCCATGAGGTGGTCGAGCTTGCCCTCGCTCTGAAGCTGGACGATCTCGGCCGTACGCCCCTGGGCGGACATCTCTGCGAGCTGCTCACGGGTGATCCGAACGCCGGCATCCCCGCCGCGTGCTCCCTGATCCGCGTCTCCGCGTCCGCCACCGACGAGATACGGCTTCGCCTGAAGGAGGGCATCCATCTCCGCGGCGAGGTTCGTCGGCGTACCTGAGTCGTCGAACTCGATCTTGGAGCGATCGAGCAACGCGAGCGCCGCGTCCGGGTCGACGACGTTCTTCCGTGCTGCCTCCGAAACGACAGCGGAACGCAGCAGCGCTTCCTGCGCCCGCGCGGCCGCTTCGGTGGCCTTCTGCTCGAGCTCTGCGGCGCGCTTCTGCGCTTTCTCGAGCTCGGTCTGGTTCTGGGCCTCGATCTCGTCGAGCTTCGAGGCTTTAAGCTTCAGGTCGTCGTAGTCGGCGAACTGCCCCTTCTGACGGGCGAGCCTGTCTTTCACGATCCTGTCGACGTCGGCCTGCGAGAAGGTGCGGGCCGCGTCGCCACCAGCGTCCACCGTTCCGGTGTCGCCGTTCTGGTCCATGCCAGTGTCCGCCGTGTCGGCGTCGGTCATCGTGGTTCTCCTCTAGGTGAGTGGTTTGCGGCCCTAGGCAGCCGCGGGTGGGTCCGCAGCCGGGTCGGCTGCTGGCGGCGCCTGCTGTTCAGGCGCGAACTCTTCGCCGGGGGTCGCGAGGATCCGCCGGATCTGCGTCTGCGTGTAGCCGAGCTTCGCGAGCGCGACCGCGCGCGGGATCAGCCGCGACTGGTACTGCTTCACGACCGCGTCCGTCTGCACCGCGTCAGCTTCCTCGCGCGCGTCGACCCAGACGATCTCGCTGTCCACCGGCACGTCCCGCTCGCCCATGAAGCGGCGCGCGAGACTGATCGCCTCCTCAAACGCCTCACCGAGGATCCGCTGCTTCCCCTCGACCTTCTTCACGAGTCCAGACTCGGCACTCTTCAGCGCGTCCCCCGACGGCGACTGGCCCTGCTGGACAAGGAAGTGCCGCGGGACGCGCGAGAGCGCCGCGATGTGGTCGACCTTCTGCTCGATCGCTTTGATGTAGCCGTTCAGGTCGGTCGCGGTGAACTCGCCGAACTTCGCGTTCGGGTTCTCGGAGTGGACGATCGTGTCGACCGCGATGTCCCACGGCTCGACGGGGTTGCCCTTGTTGTCCTGCATGAGCGGGACACCTGCGGCCCAGCGCTGCTTGTGCGCGCCGAAGTAGCCACCGAGGGCGAGCAGGAACAGGAACCCGTTGATCTGGTTCTGGATCCGGTAGACGCTGCGCAGGTCGGACGAGCCTTCGCTGAGGAGGCGTGGCCGGTTGCGGAGCGGGATGATCGGGACGATCCCGAGCGTGTTCTTCACGACCGCGCCGGAGGGGATCAGGTCCCATTCGGTGCGCGTCTTCTGCTCGCGCGTCGCTTCGCGCGACGGGTCGGCGTCGCCGCTTTTGGCCGCGAACTTGTAGATCGCGCCTGGGAGGTACACGTTGGCGCGGCGGGTGCCGGTCTCTTCGTCGAGCCAGATCTTCAGGGCGGCGGAGCGGCGCATGTAGTTCGATCCGGGCTCGTACGCGACGATCGTCTGCAACGGGTCCTCGACAGCGATCGAGGCGGCCTCGCCGCGCTTGCGCGGTTCCCAGACGCTCAGGTAGGAGACGCCCTTGACGAGCGACTCGACGATCGCCGTCTTCGACTGCGCGTCCATCTGGTTCGCCTGCCAGATCGCCCACGCCTTCTCGTCCGCGGTCTCGTTCCGCTCCGCCGAGACCCGGAAGCCGTCAACGTGCAGCCGCTCCTCGGTCGCGTCGACGACGAGCTCCATGAAGTTCGCCTGCGACTCGGAGAGGAGCCGCTGGAACTCGTCGCGCATCTTCGCGTTATGCGCGCGCGTCAGGAACGGGAACGGGTGGTTGCCGGTGTAGTAGTCGTCCATCTCCAGCATCGCGGTCTGCCGCCGCCGGAGCCGGCCCTCGAGAACCTGGAGCCACCAGAGCGCGGAGAACGTCCTCGCCGCGGGAACGCTCACGCCGCACCCCCGATCAGTCCTTTGCGTTTCAGCGCGCGCGCGGCCTCGAGCGCGTCACGGTCGAGCGTCACCGGATCGGCGCTGACCGTGGCGAGGATGCGAGAGCGGTCGGCGCTGACGATGTCGAGCGTCGTCATGCGGAACCCTGACTGGCGCTGGCCGTCCGGGTATTCGCCGTCGAGATGGACGCGCCAGCCGCGCGCGCGGCACTGCATGACAAGCTCGGAGATGCCGCTCACCTGAACACCACCGTCCGGTAGTTCGGGGTCTTCGTCGCGCCGGCCGCGACCGCGTCGGTGCGGGCCTCCCAAGAGAGGACGGCGGCCATCGCGGCGTCCATCTTGCGCGGCGAGTTCGGCCGATCCTTCTGGAGCGAATGCATCGGCCGCTGCTCGTCGTCGCGGACGTTCAGCTTCAGCCGGACGGCATTGCCGATGTGGCGGCGGAACGTCTCGTCCGGGTCGTGCGTGAGGTCCCCGGCGCCGATCGCGTCTTCGTAGCGGCGCACCGCCCACGCGATCTGCTTCGGCCGGTTCGTGTACCACGGCAGCACGCGGTCGTCGCCCCAACGTCCCTGCCAAGTGGAGAGCAGGTGGTCGACGTGCTGCGGGTCGACATAGACGCGCCACACCTCGAACTGCTCGAACGCTTCGCTCAGCGCGCCGTCGACCTCGTCGAAGGGATGCTCGTACTCCGGGCCGGCGTCCTTGGGGCGCTCCCAGATCCCGAGCGGCCACTGGTAGCCGGAGACGACGTCGGTCGCGATCATCGCGAGCGCGTCACGGAAGCGTGCGCCGTCGATGCCGACCACGATCAGGTTGCCTGCACAGTCGAGCGTGCCGTCCAGGTCGTCCCAGCGGTCGAGGCTGAACGCCGTGCCTTCGGAGGCGTTCTTGCGGTTCAGGAACCACCGTTCCGCCTGGGCGGGGTCGCGGGGGAGGAGCGCCTCGATCTCGGCGTCGATGCGGTCGAGGTCGACCCAGCCGCCCTTCGACGAGGCGCTGTCGCCATATGAGATCTGGAGTGCTTTGCGGCGGTCGCGCTTGTTGCGGATCGAGAGCGAGTCGGGCGGGGTGACGTCGTCGTGGTAGACGCCGTCGTGCTCGTGCTCAGCGGTGTACTGCGCGACGGAGTCCTCGGAGGGGTCCCAGGCGTTCGGGGTGGAGAGCCAGCGGCCGCCCATGCCGGCGATGTTGCGCCGCTGGTTGTCCGCGAGCGCCCGGCCGCCGTTCGTCTCCGTCCACGACTCGGTCTGGTCCTGGACGAGGAACGTGAGCCGCTGCCCGAGCCGGGAGCGGGCCGCGGAGGTGACCGGCTCGATCTTGCCGCCGCCCGGCAGGTTGATCCGCGTCAGGCCGGTGTCGGGAATGTCCGCGGCGATGTCGCCGAGCTCGATCATCGGCTGCAGCGCCGACCAGACGTTGCCGGTCTGGTCCTCGGAGAGCGCCGCAACCTGGATCAGCGGTGTCGCCCACGGGCGGCCGACGGGCTGCCCGTTCGCGTCCCAGCCGTCGAAGACGACGGGGCCGACAGCCTCGGCGATGATGATCGAGGCGGCGAACGGCCCCTTGCCCCACTTCTGCGGCCGGGTGAGCTGCGTGCCGCGGTGGTAGACGAACGGCATCCGCCAGGAGCGGTCGCCGCGCTCGACGTCGGGCCGGATCCGGTAGTGGTAGAGCAGGCAGCGGAGCTGCTCGTCGGTGAGCAGGAACGGCTGCCCGGCCTGGTCGCGGTCGGGGATCACGCAGGCGGCTTCGATCATGTCGGCGACCCGGTAGCCGAGCGTGGGGAAGGCGCGGCACTCGCGGCAGCGGCCCTCGTCGTCCCAGGCTGTCCCGCCGCAGTCGCGGCAGCGCGGCTCCATCTCAGACGGCCCTCAGTCGGCGCTCACGGGTGATCGAAGTGACCTCGGCCTCCACGGGAGCGGTGATCCGCCAGCGCAGGTCGCGCTTGCCCTTCGGCGTCAGCCCGAGCGAGTCCATCCGCAACCGCACCTCGTTCGGCTTCTTCATCTCGTTGTGCAGCAGGATCGTGTCCAGCGCGAACGCCACATCCGCCGGGGACCACTGCGCCGAGACCGGGTCGCTGCGCCACGCATCCCACGTCGCCCGTGTCGCCGGACGCCACTCGCCCTCCGGCAGCTCCGGCAGCACCGGGCGCTCGAGCGGAGCGAGGTCGACCCATTCGCCGCGCGCCGGGGCGTTCCGGCGACGGCGGCTCTCCTTCGGGGCAGGCCCGCGACCGGCCATCAGGCAGCGCTCCGCACAGTCGCGCCCGCGCTCCGGTTACACGACGCATGAACAATCCGATCCCCCACCGAACCCCGGTCATGCGCCAACGGCGTCGAATGATCCAGGTCGAGCGCCTCCCCCGGCAACATGGGCTCCCCGCACAGCGGGCACCGCTTCCCGACCGCCGCCGGCAGCAGCAC